ACATGATCCCAAAGAGAATGTTAAAATTAGGGAACGAAGACAAGTCAAGTCTTCTTTCATCTGCGGGTAACCATTCCGCAAGTAAATTTACGAGGTATTAATTAAATGATTAAATCTGTTATCGCAACTGCTGCTGTTGCCCCTTTCCTTGCCACTGCTGCTTTCGCTGGCCCTTATGTTGAGTCTAAGACCACTGCTGCTGGTACTATCACCGATGGTGGTGATTTCACTGGTGCTCAAACCGAACTTCGCGTTGGTTATGAACAAAAGGCTTCCAATGGTGTGACCGTGTTCGGTGAAATCGGCCCTGGTTATGAGTGGAACAATGGTGGCACCAATGAGGGTGTTGCTGTTGGTGAAGTTGGTGTTAACTTCCCTATCGCCGGAAGTCTGACTGGTAAGGCTAAAGTTGCTGGTGAGTATGGTTTTGATAGCGAAGTGTTTGCCCTCGGTGGTGAACTGAAAGTTCGTTACTCTTTCTGATAAGATACTCATAAGTTGAGTGGAACCACCCCTTTCTGGGGTGGTTTTTTTATGAATCGCAAACATAAGGGGCTTGACGACTCTTTAGATTTCCTATATAATTGTGTAACAATTCGTAATAAAACGAAAATGACTGTAACAACGAATGATCGTGGTCAACAAAACATGTGGGCCAAAGAACCCCAAATGGTTTACCAAGAGTATAACCGCAAAGGTCTCTTGACTCCTATGCAGACCACTGAAATGTACAATGGTCGTTGGGCCATGATGGGCATCATCGCTGGTGCGATTTCCTATGCATTCACTGGTAAACTTTTCTTCGGTATCTTCTGAGACAGACGATGACTGAAGTACTGTTTACAATTACTAGTATTGCCTTCTTTGTTTTGTTGGCAATTTCCGTAGAAAAACTTTCTGAAACTTACTAAGGAGAACAATTATGAAATTCGGTTTCACCCCTGAGGCTGAGATCCTCAACGCTCGTCTTGCAATGCTCGGTTTCGTTGCTGGAGTTGGTTCTTATCTGATCACCGGACAAATCATTCCTGGTGTACTCTGATGTTATTGTTTGCAGTAATACTAATAGGGACTTGGTTTTTCATAAGTGCCATTGGTAGTAACGATGCAGACGATGACGATGATCAAGGTGGGGGTATGATGATTCCCGCATACAACCCCATCTAGTCTATTGACTTCTTAAGACTTTCTTGATAAACTCTTATTGTTGTTATTAAATCACAATGACCTCTTTTAATGTAACTCTTCGTTCCCCCGATGGATCCGAAACGACTATCCAATGCCCTAAAGACCAGTATATTTTGGACGCTGCTGAAGAAGCTGGCGTTGATCTACCTTCCAGTTGCCGTGCTGGTGCTTGTTCTGCTTGCGCTGGAAAACTTATCAGTGGGACAGTAGACAATGAAGATCAAACATTTCTGGATGACGATCAAATCTCTAATGGGTTCGTCCTCACCTGTGTGGCATACCCCACTAGTGATTGTGTCATTCTTACCGAGCAAGAGGAAAATCTGTGATGAGTGAAGGTGCATGGTTAGGACAACTTGCTATTGCCCTTCAAAATCTCGGATGGGAATATGGCGATGAAATCGCTGTAGAAATCGGTGGAGTATGTGTAACTGGTACTGCCACCAACCCAAACAGTAATCCAAAGTGGTCTAAACCTTTTGGTACAGTTACATATCAAAACGATGCATTCATCGTTATTAAAAATAAATCTAGGAACCCTGTTGTTCCTTCTCAACCTAATCCTGAATTAAAACAAAAACATGCCTCAACTAGCTCCTGAAGAAAAATCTGTAGTCCCTTCAGTGGACTTTATGTTCCGTGAAGACGGAGAGTTTGTGACTCGTTCTACTGAGGAACTCTTCAACGGAAAGAAAGTAGTTCTGTTTGCCCTTCCTGGTGCATTTACCCCTACTTGTAGTGCTTATCAACTTCCTGGTTACGAAGCATTCTATGATATGTTTGCAGAACAGGGTATTGATGAAATCTATTGTCTGTCTGTCAACGATGCCTTTGTGATGAACGCATGGGCTAAAGATCAGAATATTGAGAAAGTCAAACTGATTCCTGATGGTAACGGTGAGTTCACTACTGCCATGGGTATGCTTGTTCAGAAACGTAACCTTGGTTTCGCGGCTCGCTCTTGGCGTTATGCTGCAGTAATCAATGACGGTGTGATCGAACAGATCTTTATGGAAGATGGTATTACAGATAACGCAGAGTCCGATCCTTATGAATGGTCTTCTCCTGAAAAGGTTCTTGAATACGTAAAACAAAATATTCCATCTCTGGCAGTCTAATAAATATTTTGAGGAGGGAAACCTCCTCTTTTTTTCTTTATTGAATTGATATGACTAAAAATATTTGGCCCTTGATGGATGATATCATAACTTGGGGCGATAAACTAAGAATGATTAAATTTATTCTCACTACCAAAAGATTTACTAATGGAGAAAAAGTGAGAAAGTTTGAATCCGAATGGAATCAATGGTTGGGATCCAAATATTCCCTTTATGTAAATTCTGGTAGTTCCGCAAACATCCTACTTTTATCTGCAGTGAAAGAAAAGTATGGATTGAAAAACGGAGATAAAGTATTAGTGCCTGCATGTACTTGGTCTACTAATATTTCTCCAGTGTTGCAAACTGGATTTGAACCCGTATTTGCAGATATCAATTTAAATTCTCTTAGTTTTGATGTCGAAAAACTAAAACAAGTAAAAGAGCTTCATCCAGACATCAAAATAATTTTTGTTACTCACCTTCTTGGATTGGAAGCAGAATTGGATAAATATCAGGAAATTTTTCCAGACGCTCTAATTCTTGAGGATATCTGTGAAGCTCAGGGGGTATCTAATTCTCAAGGTGTGAAACATGGTGCGAATTCTCTGGGAGCCACATTCAGTTTTTATTTCAGTCATCATATGACTAGTATTGAAGGTGGTATGATTTCTACTTGTGATAAGGAACTATATGAATTGATGCGTATGAAACGTAGTCATGGTATTGCCAGAGAAGCTTCTCCAGAAAACTTTAAAAAATATCAAGAAGAATATCCCAACATTTCTCCAAGTTTTCTTTTTCCAACTGACGGGTTTAACTTCAGAAATCATGAAATCTGTGCAGTTCTTGGTAGTTCCCAACTCAGACGTATAGATTTTATTATCGAATCTAGAAAAAATAACTATCAAAGACTGTTATCTTTACTTAAAAAATATCCAGATAAATTCTATATTCCTAAGGAAGATAATACTAGCAGTAACCTTTGTCTTCCGTTTATTTGCAAAAAGAAAGAAACGTATTTAAATCTCATCTCAAAATTTGAAGAATATGGAATTGAATATCGACCTATTGTCGCAGGCAATCTACTTAAACAACCATTCTTAAAAAACTATTCTATCGTTGGTGATGCACCATTTAATGTAGATATTATTCATGAATATGGACTTTATATTGGAAATAGTCATCTAGTAGGAAATAAAAGATTCAAAGTCTTGGAAGATATTATTGGTGACTTATGATAACCTGGGGAATATCATCGGAAAGTCACAATGCTGCACTTTCGGTTTTTGTTAAGGACACTCTTGTTTTTGCAAGTGAAAGTGAGAGATTTAGTGGCGTCAAAAATGATTCTCAGTTGAATGATGGCATAATCAACTATGCACTAAAGTTTGGGAAACCAGAGCTAGTATGTTGGTATGAGAACCCATATAAGAAAACACTTAGACAACTTCTTGCGGGCCAGGGTTGGATCCAGAACGTCAAAAAGTATGTTGATGTTCCAATCAAGTATTATGATCATCACTATACTCATGCTTGTGCTGGTTATTTCACCAGCGAGTTTGATGAATGTTGCGTGGTGGTTATTGACGCTATAGGTGAATTTCAAACACTCACAATCTGGGAAGCTCAGGGAAACAAGTTAAAACTAAAATTTCAACGTAATTATCCACATAGTATCGGACTTTGGTACTCTGCAATGACACAAAGGTGCGGACTGAAACCAAACGAAGAAGAATATATTCTGATGGGTATGTCTGCTTATGGAGATCCTAGTAGATTGACTTGTGATATTTTTGATGATTTTATTGGGGAAGATCTTAGGTTTAAAAATAATCTTCATAAAGGTTGTTTAAATTGGAGATCGGATCTTAAAACGGAAGAGGATTATTTTGATATTGCTGCAGGAACACAATCAGTTTATGAAATTTTATTCAAAAATGTATTAGAGAAATCTAAATCTTTGGTTAAGTCTGATAATCTTGTAGTGATGGGCGGATGTGCATTGAATTGTTCTGCAAATCCAATTGCATACAATTATTATGATAATATATGGATTATGCCTTCTCCTGGAGATAGTGGTTCTTCTATTGGATCGGTTCTTGCACATAAGAAAAAACACATTGATTGGAAAGGACCATATCTTGGATATGATATGGGATATAACTCTACAAATGAAGAAATTGTTGATTATCTTTTAGATAAAAAAGTTTGTGGTATTGCAAGGGGCAAATCGGAATTTGGCCCTAGAGCTTTAGGTAATAGAAGTTTAATTGCAGATCCTAGAGATCCTTTTATAAAAGATAAAGTCAATGAGATAAAAAAAAGACAAAAGTTCAGACCATTTGCACCAGTTGTTTTGGAAGAATATGCCAAGGAATATTTTGAAGGTGGTAATAAGTATATGCAGTTTGCTGTAAGATGTAAATCAAAAGAGTTGACTTCTATACAACATGTTGATTGTACTAGTAGAGTTCAGGTTTTAAGTAAGAAGGACAACCCAAAGTTTTATGATCTTTTATTTCAATGGAAAAATAAAACCGGTTGTCCAATCCTTTTAAATACTAGTTTGAACATTAAAGGATATCCTATTGTCAACGATCATAGTAATATGATAGAATGGGAAAAGACTTATAACGTAAAAATTTTTAATTAAATATGATAACAAAAACGCAATTGGAATGGGATAATAAAACTCTAAATTATGATAGTACTAAATTTAAATTTAGAGAATGGGCTATTTCCGTAATTCAAGAAATAAAACCAGAAGTAACAGAATTAGAAAAACTTCATCTCCAAGTTAGTTCAGAAGAACTTCCATTAATTAGAAAACATTTTCATAAAGCATCACTTAGAAAAGAATTTATGATAATGGTAGATGAATTTATGAAAGAGTATATTCCATCGAGAATTGATAATAAAAAATATTTAATTCAACGATATCCAACTTTAAGAATTGTAGAACCTAATCAATCAAAAAAATCACGTAGAGTTGCTTTTCACCAGGGTATTTGGGTTGGAAATGGAAAAGGTTTAAGAACAGTTTGGATGCCTTTTACTAAATGTTATGAAAGTAATAGTATGCAAATACTTCCCTTAAAAATTTCTAGGAAAATTACCAAACAGTGTATAAACAATAGATGGTCTCTAGAAAAATTTGAAGAAGAATGTCTCAAACATTCTTTTCCAGTTACTCTTGATTATGGCCAATGTCATTTGTTTTTTCAAGAACATATGCATGGAAATGTGAATAATAATACCGATATTACTAGAGTAAGTATGGATATGAGAATTTTAATTGAGGGGGAATCGTATCTTAGGAGACTTCCTGGAGCTTGGTTGAGATTTCCTGGAGATTATCTTTCCGATGTTTCTGAAGACAATACGGGAAGACATTTTATTACATACGATTCTTGGAGTAGTAAATATTCAAAAAACATTCCTTTGCCTATGCAAAGAAATGTTATTGATGACTACTGTGAAAAAAACAAAATTAATTACTCAGACTCTCAATTTGAAAATGAGTATCTAGATTGGTGTCCAAATCTTCAAAGTTATATTAAGGGAAAACCAGATGGAATTGTTATGTTAAGTATATTCTCTCTTCCAGATAAAAAAAAGTGGAGAAATACTATTCTCAATTTAGCTCTAGAATGTGGAGTAGAACTACACTTTGCCAATGAGTACCTTGTTTTGAGGAATAAAAATGATCTTGAGTTAATTCAAAAGTACTTAGAATTTTCCCCAGCATAATGTCACTAAGATATAGAATAGAACCAAAATGGGATGTAACCGAATTTTATCATTTGGATTATTTTCTCACAACCCATAAAGATTATGATCTTGTGGACAAGTATATAAGTTGTGGACATGACAAAAACCACATGACTTTATATAACTGTCAAGAACCAAGTTCTATGCCAACTTTTTTACATGATTATGTGAAACCAAAGTTTCATTTTCTGAACAATGTTGCTGTAGCTGTAAATTTATTTAAACCAGGAAAATATTTGCCAGTACATACTGATCCACTTTCCACTTACACAAAAATATATGACGTTAAAATCGAAAAGATAGTTAGATATATTTTGATGTTAGAAGATAGTTTTCCTGGACAAATTATTCAAATTGAAGATGATTGTTTCGGTAAATGGAAGTCTGGAGATTGTTTTGGTTGGAGAGGATTCCAACCACATGCATTTTACAATTTTAGTATGAGAGATAGATATGCAATTCAAGTTACTGGTTCTGTAGACTGATAGTATTTTTCGGACTGCGAGACACTCATAAGAGGATTTTTTAGATTATCTATGTAATGTGGCTTAGCGGGACACATGGAACATATACTTAGGCACTCACTCTTCCAGAATTGCATTAACTCTTCGTCAGAACACTCTGGCTTTAAAGGTTCGTATGCAAGATATGGATCCCACTTTTCCGATAGTAGATCACCATATTTTTTCTTTGCCTCTGATAAGTATGTTATTGGTGGACACTTCCAGAGGTTTCCTTGATATAATTGGAAACATCTTGCACCATCCATCCAACAATTTTCCCAACTAGATTCTGGATCATTGTCTTCATAAGGTAACATTGATGCACCATAACCTTTGTATATTCTTCTCCAAGTTCTACCACTTGGATTCCAACCTGAACCTTCTTCAGTGAAGTCCATGAAGTTTACTGTTGTTCCTTCATCTTTTCTCCACTTCTTCATCAATATAATATTATCTTTTAGTTTACCTAAGTAATCTTTTTCTTTACTATGGAGGCCAATATCGATTGATGTATTAGTTTCCTTAAGAACTTTTCCTAAATTTTTATGACGATCTACAAAAAATCCATTACTCATCAATCTGATCTCTTGGTCTGGGCCCCATAGTTCTCGAGCCAGGTATAAGAATTCTTCTAGATCCTTATGTAATGTTGGTTCTCCACCTAATATATGGAATTGATCTGGTTTGATTCTTTCATTCCAATTTTTTATCCAAGATACAAATTCATCTTTAGTTATCATCCAGTTCAGACCAATATTAGTCATGTCTGAACAACTATCACAAGTTAAATTGCAATTATGAGTTATATGAATAGCAATTATCCATGGATCTTGAGTAGTTGTTTTGGGGCCTAAATCTTTATTCGTAGTCATTTTATATTCATTTAGATATAGTATATATTCGATTAAGTGTTTTGTTGGTAATACTTTTCTAATTCCGAAACACTCATTAGAGGATCTCTTCTTACTTCTATGTTGATTTTCTTAGCAGGGCACATAGCACATATATCTATACATTCACTATTCCAAAATTTCATTAATTCTTCATCAGAACAATCGGCTTTTAGGGGTTCATATTTTAAATATGGATCCCATTTTTTAGAAATTTCATGTTTTTTATTCAGTTCTTTTAAATATGTTATTGGTGGACATTTCCAAAGATTTCCTTCATATAATTGAAAACATTTCCATGGAGATGTAAAACAATTTTTCCAACTGGACTCGGGATCATTATCCTCGTAAGGCAATATTGAAATACCATGACCTTTATATATTTTTCTCCAATCACTAAAACAATCAAGGAAAAAAATATCAGTACCTTCAGATTTCCATTTCTTCAGTAATAAAATATTATCTTTTATTTTTTTTAAATAATGTTTTTCTATACTGTGTATTGAAACTTCAAGATTTATATTAGTTTCTCTCAACACTTTTCCTAAATTTGGATGAAGGTGTACGAAAAAACCATTAGTGTATAAAGTTATTTTTTGTTCAGAACCCCATAATTCTCTTGATATGTACAGTAATTCTTCTAGATCCTTATGTAATGTTGGTTCTCCACCTAATATTTCAAGTTGATCTGGACTAATTCTTTTGTTCCAGTTTTTTATCCAAGATGCAAATTCATCTTTAGTTATCATCCAATTTAAACCAACGTTTGTGAAATCGGAACAACTTTCGCAGGTCAAATTGCAATTATGTGTTATGTGTATATCTAATTTTACATCCATTAGATTGGTTGACATTTTATAGTAAGATAGATATACTATGTATATTAGTGATTATTTTTTCTGCATGAAACGTATCTATTCTAAAAAACATCCAGAGAAACTACTTCATATTATTAATAGAGTATCCGACATAGTAGAAAGAACAAACGTTGCTCCAGAGAATCAATTTCTTCAGTTGGCTACTCTTAGATTGGAAAAAGATAAGACTTTTAAACCACATCAACATATTTGGAAAGATTCTCCTACTGAAAAAATAATCGCACAGGAATCTTGGGTTATTATTAAAGGGTCTGTAAGAGTTTATTTGTATGATATTGACGGCAAACTCTTAACAGAAGAAGTAATAAATTCTGGTGATTGTTCCATGACATTTGAGGGTGGTCATACATATAAAATTCTTGAGGATGATACTATTGTTTATGAATATAAAACTGGCCCATACACTGGAATTGAAAATGATAAAGTATTTTTATGAGTAAAGTTGCTTTAATTACTGGCATTACTGGTCAAGATGGAAGTTATCTATCCGAACATTTAATCGAACTTGGTTATGAAGTTCATGGAATAGTTCGTAGATTGTCTGTTGCTGAAAATCAGACAGAAAGAATTGATCATATTTTTGACAATCATATTAATGGACATTATGGAGACTTATTAGATGAACACTCTTTGTATAGAATAATTGAAGAGGTTCAACCAGATGAAGTTTATAATCTTGCTGCAATGAGTCATGTAAGAGTTAGTTTTGATGTACCTTCATTTACAATTAAAACAAATTCTTTAGGAGTTCTTAATGTACTTGAGGCTTTAAGAACAAAAGTTCCACATGCAAAGTTTTATCAAGCAAGTTCCTCTGAAATGTTTGGAAACAGTATTGATAATGATAACTTTCAACGACTTGAAACTCCTATGAGACCTGTAAGCCCCTATGGATGTTCAAAAGTAATGGGGTTTAATTTAACTAGACATTATCGTGAAGGATATAAACTTCATGCTTGTAATGGAATTTTATTTAACCACGAATCACCAAGAAGAGGAACAAACTTTGTAACTAATAAAGTTGTAAAAGGTGCTGTAGAAATTAAATTAGGCATAAGAGATAAATTGGAATTGGGTAATTTGGATTCATATAGGGATTGGGGCCATTCTTATGATTATGTAAGAGCAATGCACCTTATTTTGAATTATCCTGAGCCCAGAGATTGGGTTGTATCTACAGGACAAACAAGAAGTGTTAGGGATTTATGTGAATATACTTTTAATTCTCTTGGGTTAAACTATAAAGATCACATTATCCAAAATGAAAAATATTTAAGAAAAGAAGAAGTTAATTATCTTCGAGGAGATTCATCGGAAGTAAGAAATATTTTGGGATGGAAACCAAAATATACTTTTGAATCAATGATTGATGAGATGATTGACCATTGGTTTGACATCCTCGAATAGGGCTTGACAGTCGGTTTACCGCATGGTATGATAAATAGGTAAACAAATGTTAAGAGATTTTCATCTTCTGTAACATTGTATTCCCTGCCGCTTGACCGAGACTAGGCAGGGTTACCAATCCGTCTCTCATATCCCCGCTAAGGGTGCGGGGAGCATAGTATCTCCACCATTTCCCTGATGGTCTTACTATCCTTTTAAACAAATGACTGCTACAATTTCACGTCAACAAAAATCAAATACTTGGGAACAGTTCTGCAACTGGGTTACTTCCACCGACAATCGTCTTTATGTTGGTTGGTTTGGAGTCCTGATGATTCCTTGCCTGCTTGCTGCTACGACTTGTTTCATCATCGCATTCATCGGTGCTCCCCCTGTGGACATTGATGGTATCCGTGAACCCGTTGCTGGTTCACTCATGTACGGAAACAACATCATCTCTGGTGCTGTGATTCCTTCGTCCAACGCGATTGGACTGCACTTTTATCCCATCTGGGAAGCTGCTTCCCTAGATGAGTGGCTCTACAACGGTGGGCCTTTCCAACTTGTTGTCTTCCACTTCCTAATTGGTATCTATGCTTATATGGGCCGTGAATGGGAACTTTCTTACCGACTTGGTATGCGTCCTTGGATTTGTGTTGCCTACAGCGCACCCGTTGCTGCTGCTAGCGCAGTTTTTCTGGTCTATCCCTTCGGTCAAGGATCCTTCTCTGACG